TCGAGGTAGATAATCGAAGCGAGGCCCATGGGGTTCTCCGGTACAAAAAAGGGGGGGGGAAGAGGGTTTGGGAGTGGGGCGGGTGTGACCCCGCCCTCACCGTCCGACTATGTCGGGTTGCTCGTACAGCCGTTCGCCATCAGGTTGGTCACAGCAGCCTGGACCTCGCAGATGATGTACGCCACGTCCGCGTCCTGGTTGCTGGTCTCGAGGTGATCCTTGAACGGGGTCACCTGGAAGTCTGCGCCTGCGTTGACCCACCACTCGACGGTGTTGGGGTTGAAGAAGAACGCATGCTCGAGCGATGCCACCCCAGCCATGTTGGAGGACGCGACTGTCGGATTGATCCAGCGGTTCGAGTAGTACTGCACACCGTTGGCGATGTAGACCGTCGGGTGAGCCTTGCCACTCTCGATGTCGGAGACCGAGTACTGGAGCGCTGAAGCTCCACCACCTGGGTAGCTGCGGACTTCGTCGGACAGAGCGACGTGGTCTGCGATGCCCAGTAGACCCATGCTGATCCCCTCTTCGTCGTCTTCGGCGAAGGTGTCGGCAGTGATCTTGATTGTCTCCGCTGTCGGCAGGAAGTCGGTTCCGATTCCCGTGTGCTCTGCGTACTGGTTGTACCAGTGGTCGACTTCGTTGGTCGTGTCCTGGTTTCGGCTCTCGCCCAGGTACGCCGTGGTCTGGGACCCGGGCACGACGAACTGCAAAGCGCCGCGCTCGAACCCGAGGCTCGTGCCGTCAGTGATGTTGCCGTTGAAGGTACCGAGGCCGCGCAGCTTGGTGATGTTCCCGACGTAGAGCCGGCGCTGGAAGTCGTTCTTCAAAGACGTCATGGCTGCTTTCACCATGGTGTCGATGTAGCGCTTCTTCTCTTCCTTCGACGTCATCCGATTCTGGTCGAAGTGCGGGATGATCAGCGGCTTGATGTACCGAGCCCAGTCGCCCTCGAGCTGACTCAAGGTCTCCTTCTTGTTGAGCGGGACGCTCATGTTCGACTCGTCGATCTGGACGACGTCGGAGTGACCGCTCTTGACGCGGATGATCCGCACCCGCTCGCCGCCAGAGCGTTGAATCTTGTTCCGGTCGCGCATGCGCTTGAACAGAGGATCCTTGTTGTAGAACGAGAGGACAGACTTGGCGACGACGTCCGGCACCGTCATGGTCGCGTACTCGAGGAGGGCCATGTTCGGCTCCTGATGGAGAGGGTTGAGTCGACGGGCCAATGTCAGTTCATTCGGCCCGTCAACTGCCCGTCACATCAGAGCATGTGGTCGTACCGGTCCAAGAGCTCCTGCCCGGAGATGTCATCGAGCGAGGTGTAAGGCGGCGTCGGCGCCACTCGCCCGTCGTTCACAAAGGCTTGGGCACTGGATTGCGGGTGGGCATCTTCCGTCGGGGCGGCGGGTGCCGGTGGCGGGGTGGGTGCCGCCACCGGCTGGGCGACCTTCTGCGGAGTGCCTTTGATGGCAGCCAGATCGGTGTTCGATCGGTAGGCTGCGAATCGGTAGGCGTTGTTGAGCTTATCGACCAGGGTGCCGTCGGGGAACATGGCGAAGATGTTTCCCACAACCTCCTCGAAAGACTTGTGGATCGGGGAGTCAGTCGGCAGTCCAGCGTACTCCGGGTTCATGGCATGGAACGCCTGCCACGAGAGGTTCGACATATCCTGGGTCATCTTCTCCAAGACTTCCATGTCCTCGGTGACCCGGGCAGCCAGGAGGTCGGAGCCCTCTGCACCAGCCGCTTCGAGCTGCTGAGCAAGCTCGAGGAACGTGTCGCGAGCGACGTTGAAGTCGGTCTCTGCTGACTCGACGCGAGCCTGTAGCGGAGCAATCACACCGTTGGTGACAGCTTCCACCCAGGGTCGGGCTGACTCGGGGACAGCGTCTGAAGCAAGCGCTGCACGCACCTCTTCCATGGAGGTCCACTCAGGTGGAGCGACCGCCTCAGACTCGGGTGCAACTTCGGGCTCCGTTGCAACTTCGGGCTCCGGTGGTGGCTCCTCAGAAGACGGGGCCTCCGCCTCCACCGGCTCCTGGGGGGAGGCCTCCTGGGGCGGGGGCGCCGAGTCCGGGGTCGCCTCCTGGGGGGAGTCCGGGGGGGAGTCCAGCAGGGAGTCCAGGTCCGGCGCCGCCGGTTCCGACAGGGATGGTACCATTTGCTATTGCCTCCACGACCTCGACGAGGTCGGCTTCGTTGGTGACGTCATAGAGCCCAGGCGCGTAGGCCTCGGCTGCAGCCTGAATGGCTTCGAGGACGTCGGGAGTGAGAGCAGCACTCACCATTTCCAGGAGACCACCTTCCACAAGTTTCGTTGTGGCTTCGGTGATCGTGTTGGGGTCGATACCCAAGGCATCCATGTCGGCTCCCGTGTTCTGGTCGGGTGAGAGGGGGTTGCCGAGGACGTCCACACCATTGATGGTCTCACTCAACCCGATGATCTGCTGGTCGATGAGCTCGCTCAGCTGGTCCAGAGGTGCCGTGGCAAAGTCGAGAGGGGGGGCAGTCCCCGGGGGGCCTTGCCCCGGCTCAACCATTGGGGGCGTAGGCGTCGTCGTGAGCATCGGGTCGTTGGTAGGGGTTTCGGCCAAAGGTGGTTGGGTCGCAGACCCCGTTGGCAATGTCTCGTTCGGTTGCACTGGTGCTCTCCTTCCATCGCTCGGTCGTGGCCTTGTCCCATCCTGTCGAGGACATGATCTCTGTGGTGTCGACGTAGTCGTAACCACCCTCAATGCCCCCGCTGTCCACAGCGCTGGCGATTAGGGCGGCGTCGTGGGCCTGTTCTTCCAGTTGTATGCGCTGGACGTGAGCCTCAGCTCGGTAGACGCCGAGCTTCTCCTCGTGCCGTGCGATGTCTCGTGCTGTCTTGAGCTCCTTACCAGCGGCTCGCTCCGTTGGGGATAGGAGTACCTCATTCATGTGCTCGACGTGCTCGAATACCGGACCAACGACTCGGTTCGTATAGGCCTTGATCCTGAGTAAGCGCCCATCGCACCGAGGGCAGGCGAAGCTCTCGGGGGGTAACCCATCCGGTGTGTCGGACGGACGGTGTTGGTAGTCCCCGAGACGAACTCGGCACCCATTGCAAGCGTAGTCGAACAGCGGCATTCAAGTCTTCGTTGGGTCGAAGCCCCCAATCGGGCGTTTAGGGCGAGCCATCTTGATGGCTTCGGCGGCCTCTTCGATCGACCTCGGAGCAGCCACTGGCCTCGGGGGGATCTTGCCAACCGGCGCCTCGAGGACTTGGTCGAGGTACTTCTCATCCATTTCTATGTTCTGGTTGGGCATCAGTATTCCTCCTTCTTCATGCTCTCTTCGTCGGTGTCTTCGTCCTCTTCGTCTTCGACGAACTCACCCTCATCAGCTGCCACCTTAGCCGAGTACTTCTTCGGGTCGGTACCGACCTTGAAGTGACCGGACGGGGAGATGAGGATGATGGTGAGAGCTGCGTCCATGTCCTCTTCGCCTTGCTTGGCCATTGCCCTTACTTCATCCTTGTGCATGATGCGCTCCAGATTTTACATTTGGGTTGATGGTTGGATCACATCTGTCAACGGGGGGGCCTCGCCCCCTTCCGGGGGTACACCCTCTGGACCCATCGAAGGGTCAGGTGCAACCGGCATAGGTGCCGGCTGCGCCCCTACGATACTCGGACGCAAGCCGTAAAGCTCCACCAGTTCCCGGGCTAGTTCACGTTGGTTGATGCTCTCGGATAGGGGACCGGGCTTGCCGAGCACGTTCAGCAGCTGGGTGATCTGGTCTCGCCTGGCCTGCTTGTCTTCCATGAGTGGGGAGAAGGGCAGGAGCCTGAACTTCGGCGTGTGCTGGCGCAGGTCGTTGAGCAAGACGGTGGCATCGCTGTCTCCCTGGGTGTTGCGGGCGATGGCTTCCATGTCGATGGCGCTGGCCTTGGGGTTGGCGGCTGCCCACTTCCAAACCTTCAGAGCCTGACGGAACACCGAGCTCACGACTCGAACGACCTTGGTGGTACGGATGTGCATCCGCCCCTCGACGGACGAACGCACCATCGTAGCCTCAGCTGCCGTGCGGATGTTTGCTACCTCGCCACGCTGGTAGTCGGCGAGACCTGTTGTCCAACGGATGGACGTGGTCAGTTGCTCGAGGTGGTTGTTGAAGTCGAATGTTGTGGGCATCTCTGGGCTCACCCAGATCTTGTCGTTGATGTTGGCGTCAGACGGGAAGTCGGAGAGGCTCGGCTCCCACGACCGAGCGTTCTTCCACCGCTCGAAGTCCTTCTCGTCGTTCCACAGTGCCCGGTCCATCAGCATCCGCCGCGGGAGGCGATGGACAATCTCACGTCGAGCGCTCACCAACCCGTTGATGTCTCGCTGGTTCGAGGCGAGGAGGCTAACGTCGGGGATACCACGCACCCTACCAACAGCGTCGTGGAACACGAGCACTTCGTAGGGGTTGCCGTAGGGCATCTGGGCCTTGAGCAGAACCTGCTTCGACCCGGGGTGAATGTGGTAGATGACCTGCTCGCGGAAGTCCCAGAACTCGACGAGCCCAACGTACTCCTTGAGCCCCTTCTCCTTGAGCTGCAGCTCTTGCTGCTGCGGGATCTTCTCGTCGACCAAGGAGCGCGGGTAGGTGTCGGCCTTGATCTCCTTGGTGAGGGGCAGGTAGCCACCGCTCTCGATGCGGGACCGGAGGTCGGAGATGTGGAGAGTGAAGCGCTCAAAGGCCCAGGCGATCTCATCTGGGCGCCGGGCGCCGGGGTCGCAGTGCCACTCCCAGGGGAGCCGAGTCCGCCAGATGGGTCGACCGAGGACTGGTGACCACGAGGTCTTCACCACACCCATGCCGAACAGTTCGGTGTAGAGCACGAGCTCCTGCGCCATCTTGTCCATCATGTCTTCTTCGGCCCAGTAGTTGAGGGCTGAAGCGACACGACGTCCGCTGATGTTCAGGTCTTGGGATCGGGTGGGTACCGCTGTCGACCAGTACCGCTGGTCGAGGGCTTCGACGGACGGGGTCGACATCGCGAGGGAGCTCACGACCGTGTCGACGATGGGGAAGATCTCGTTCTGCTGTGCCCGGTACGACTTGCCGTCGTTGCCCTGACCGTCGTGCCCGTCGCCATTCCAGAAGTGGCCACGGTAGTAGCTGAGGTTCCGCACATCCTCGTCGAGCTTGTGCTGCCGGTACCAGTCTTCCGTCTGTCCAACGAGCCCAGTGATGCGGGTAATCTCTTTGCCCTGACCAGCACCGACGTCGGCCTGGGCATGTGCGTTTCGAGCCATTGGAACTCCTGCGATACGCTGCTACGTCACCGGTGAACGCCCCACGGTGTCTTGAGCCCATCAGGCTGGGTCTCAGTGAGGGATTTGATCTGCTCTCTTACCTTCCGCCAGTTGATGGCGCTCTGCTCGGCGGCGTCTGCCGTAGACCGGACTCGCTTGCTGCCAGTCATCTGACGCCAGGCCCAACACCATCCCATGAAGGCGGCGGCCAGGTCGTAGTGTCCGCCTGAAGTGTCTCGAGCCAGCTTGTCCCACTGGCCCCGGTAGTTGGACAGCTGGCGGAGGAGCCGGTGGGAGTAGAGGGTGACGGATCCGTCGTTGATAACTTCCTGCGCCCAGCTCACCGCTTCGGCTTTCGTCTTCTTGTTGCTATGCCACCCCGGTTGGCGACTACTGCCGATGGACTTGCGGTGGTAGACCCGGGGGTACCGGGAATGCTTGAGATGCGACAACACCGCTTCGCCCACCCCGTTGGCTTCGACGTAGACCATCGCCCCGTTGAACCGAATGCTCATCTCGATGAGCTTCGACGCACACTCGTAGGCGTCGAGGTGTCCCAGGTATTCGGCGGCCTGCTCGCAGTCGTCGAGGTCTCCGATGAAGATGCCGAACTGGTCCCGCTCCGCCCACGACCCGGCCGGGTCGCAGAAGATGGCGTATCGGTGACCCTTCTTGGGGCCGACGAACTCGACGTAGGGCTCGACCCGCTCGGTGAGGTTGGTTCCTTGGTCCAATCCCCGGAGCATTTCCATCAGCCGGCCGACGTCGAACACCCGCTCGCCCGCCATGATCCAGCAGTCGAGGTCGGAGATGGGGTACTCGGCGCGGAATCGGTTGAGCTTGTAGTCGCACTTCGGCAGTCCAATGCTCTGCATCCAGAACGCCTGCCGCACGTTGAGCCCATGCTCGTGAGCGTAGGTTGCCACTTCAGGCGTGGGCTCCCACTTCGTTGGGGGAGTGGCCGAGTATTCGGCCACCGTGGTCCAGGGGATGAAGCACTTGAGCCATGGGGAGTCGGGCTCGTCCGCCTTCTCGTAGAGCTTCTGGAGCGGGTCGCCCCAGTGGAGTGGGGTCGACTCGGCGACGACGAAGCAGCCGTCGTGGTGGATGTTGTTGAGGACCGAGGTCCACGTCTCGGATGCGCTCGCCTCCTGGTTCTTGGCGCCGGCCCCCCACTTGCAAATCTCGGTGGCAAGCAGGAAGTTGAGGTGGGTGTACCCTCGAGCCGGGTCGTCCTGGCCGGCAGTACCCACGCCCAGGAGCGTGTCGATGACGGGACACTCGATGCTGCGCTTGATCCCTGGCATGCGGTAGGGACGCATGTTCTCGGGGAGGTTCTTCCAGAACCGGTTGGCAGTGGCGGCGAGCTGCCGCGTGACGTCGTCTCGCTGGGCGAGGATCATTCCCTGGACGCCGTCTCGGTACGCCGTGTGCTGGACCGCCACGCCCAGGAACAGGGTGGAGCTCCCCTCCTTTCTGGGCTTGACGTGGCACAGCCACTTCCGCTCGAGGTAGCAGCGCACGATGAACTGGGAGAGGATGCGCTGCTGGTCCCACAGATGGAAGGGGATGACGCGCCCTCCCTGTTTCGGGAGCACCTTCAGGTACCGAGGGAAGTAGTACTCGGGGTCCCAGAACTCAAAGTCCTGGGGCGTGTAGAAGGCGTCGTCTGGGTAGACGAGGGCCGACACTACCTA